CAGTAGCAGAGGTAACAGGATTTACTCTTGAAACGACTGCTGATGTAATTGAAACAACTGCATTAGCAAATTCAGCAAAATCATTTGTTGCAAGTAGATCAACATTTACAGCAACTATTGAGTGTCATTTTGACGAAACAGATACAAATGGTCAAAGAGCTTTGATCGAAGGTGCATCTGTAAACATATTCCTACAACCAGAAGGTGACGATAGTGGGGATTTTGTACTGCAAGGAGCTTGTATTGTAACTGGAAACTCAACATCAGTAACTATGGACGATACTATTAGACAATCTATATCTGTTCAAGGAACTGGCGGAATTACTAGAACTACAATATAATTTGACAAAAAATACGAATAACTGTAAAAAAAACATATGTCAGCAATAGATAA